CAGTACGGAAGTGCAGATGCTTGGGTTGTTATTCGCAAAGAAGACGAAAAGGGTAAGCTTGTAGGAGACTGCGAAGACTACGCACTTTCTATTCTTTGGAGACTTTGTGACAAGAGCGATTGGAAAATGTGGTGGATGTTACTTACACGTCAAGCAGGAATATGCTGTGTAGGGCCTAGTAAGTGGAAGGTCTCTCACGCAGTGCTACGCTATAAAGGCGACTACATTGACAACTGGACTAAGAAGTTTGGTCCTAAATCTGAGATTGAAAAGAATCATACGTTCCATGTAGCTTATGGGCACGGACTTTTTCACTTTACTGTTATCAAAATGCTCATGAGCAAGGTGGTAAGAATATTTAAGAAAAGGTAGGGATAATTAGATGCCAGCAAAACGAAAAGCAAAGAAGAAAGACTCTCGATTAAAGAGAGCAAAGGTGTCGGGCTACAATAAGCCTAAACGCACCCCCGGACACGCAAAGAAGTCTCACATTGTAGTAGCTAAAGTAGCTGGCAAAGTGAAGACAATAAGGTTTGGCCAGCAGGGAGCTTCAACGGCAGGGAAGCCGAAGGCCGGTGAGTCCGCAGCAATGAAAGCAAAACGTAAGTCTTTTAAAGCGCGACACGCCAAGAATATAGCTAAAGGCAAAATGTCTGCAGCATATTGGGCGGATAAAGTAAAATGGTAGAGAAAGATTTTCATCCAGCGGACACAAACGGAGACGGAATAGTATCCGACGCAGAACAGGAAATGTATCTTGAAGCAAAACGTAAAGAACTAGAAGATGCAGATGCCATGCGAGATGCACAACGTAACATGGCTTGGTTTGCTTTAGCCGGAATGTTATTGTACCCTTTCGCAGTAGTACTAGCCAGTCTTGCAGGGCTAGATGAAGCTCAGAAAACATTAGGATCAATGGCACCTACTTACTTCGTATCGGTCGCCGCAATTGTAGCGGCATTTTATGCCAAAGAAGCAGTAGGAGGAAAGAAATAATGGAAATGTTACTTGATTTAGCAATGACTTTCTGGCAATGGACCGTACTAGGTGTACTTGTTGTAATTGGATATATCGTAAATAAGTGCGATAAAGAAGTAGAAGACTTAATCCAGTTTAGCTACCCTGAGATGCCAAAGATGCAACCAGTACCAATAGCAACAAAAGATAAAGGTTTTTTCAAAGGAATACTAATGTGGTTAATGGGCAGCCGTAAGTGGGTTATCTGTGAAGACTTCCATTATAGTATTAGCGGTGTAGAATATAAAGTACCTGCAGGGTTTGAGTTTGATGGAGCATCTGTTCCTAAGTTTCTAGCAACATTCCTGTCTCCTGTTGGAGTACTATTAATGGGTGGCTTAGTACATGATTATGGTTATAAGTATGCTACTCTTATGAAGAAAGATGGAACTACTATTGGATACCATGACCAAAAACACATGGACGGACTATTTCGTGATATTTGTATTGAAGTAAACGGTTTTAAAGTATTAAACTACCTCGCATACTGGACACTGCGTCTTGCAGGTTTCGTAGCTTGGAACGGTCATAAGAAGAGAGGTACACAACATGAAGTATCTTAAGTTATTAGTAAAAGAGCGCACATCTTGGGATGGTGCAATGCTTATTGGAATCTGCGGTTCAGTAATACTGTTCGGAGGTTTAGCAAAAATGATGGCCTGGATTGGTTTAGGCTATGGAATCTGGACACTACTGAAAAAAGAAGATTAATATATGGCAGTTGAAGTAAGTCGCAGAGATATTATCTCTGATGAAATAGTTGAATTAGGGTCTGAGGCAAAGTTCTTAAAACTTCCTATAGGTCCGTACTTGAACCTATTGAACGTCAAAGCATTACCTTCGCAGATAGCAATTATCAATGCGATTAATAATCCAAAGTACCGTTTTGTCTCTGCCGCCGTTTCTCGTCGGCAAGGCAAAACATATATTGCCAACATTATTGGACAGCTCGTGTCTTTAGTGCCTGGCTCTAACATTCTTATAATGTCACCCAACTATGCTTTGTCTCAGATCTCTTTTGATCTACAAAGAAACCTGATTAAACATTTCGACTTAGAAGTTACAAAAGATAATGCAAAAGATAAGGTTATCGAAATATCTAATGGATCTACAATACGTATGGGGTCGGTCAACCAAGTCGACTCTTGCGTAGGTAGATCTTATGATCTTATCATCTTTGATGAGGCCGCACTTGCTGATGGTAAGGATGCCTTCAACGTTGCACTCCGGCCCACTCTAGACAAAGAAAACTCAAAAGCACTTTTCATTTCCACGCCACGGGGTCGTAATAACTGGTTCTCTGAGTTTTTCTATCGCGGGTTTACTGATGATTTTCCAGAATGGTGTAGCATACGAGCAACTTATAGAGATAACCCTCGTATGTCAGAGTCTGATATAGCAGAAGCACGTAAGTCTATGTCAGAAGCCGAATTTAGGCAGGAGTATGAAGCTGACTTTAATACTTATGAAGGTCAGATATGGAAGTTTAATTTCGAGAGTCAGGTCAAAGACTTGTCTCAATTGGATACCTCGAGGATGGATGTTTTCGCAGGTTTAGACGTAGGGTATAAAGATCCTACAGCGTTGTGTGTAATTGCATATGACTGGGACGAGGAAAAATACTACTTAGTAGATGAATATCTTAATGCGGAGAGAACAACTGAGCAACATGCTGTCGAAATACAGAAACTTATTGATCGTTGGGATATTGATTATATTTATATTGACTCAGCTGCTCAACAAACAAGGTTCGATCTCGCGCAGAATTATGACATCTCCACCATTAACGCTAAGAAGTCTGTATTGGACGGAATTGGCCATGTATCGAGCCTCATTGACAATGACAACCTTTACGTTGACCAAGAATGTAAACAATCGCTTATCTGTCTAGATTCTTATCAATGGGACCCTAACCCAAACTTAGTAAGGGAAAAGCCGAAGCACAACATGGCTTCACACATGGCAGACGGTTTAAGATACGCACTCTATTCATTCCAAACTGCGAATATATCCTTCTAGCGATACCTGTGCAAAAATAGTTATTGACAAGTTACCCTAAAGCCGATATAATTCTTCTAATGAAAAATCAGGAACCCGAAAGCAAATGCCTAAGCTAAAACGTGATGTTGTAAAGTATGTACGAGATAAGGCAAAGTCTGGGTATAAGAAAGGTTCCTCGTGCGAGATTTGTAGTGAGACTGAACAGCTTGACTTTCACCACTACTATAGTTTAACGCCATTACTTAATCAATGGCTAGCAAAAAACAAACACGATCCTGCATATATACAAGCATTACGGGATGATTTTATAGAAGAGCATCATGCTGAGCTATATGACCACACAGCTACACTGTGTCATACTCATCATTTAAAACTTCACTCAATTTATGGTAAAGACCCTGCACTAGTTACAGCTAAAAAGCAAATGCGTTGGGTACAGATTCAAAGAGAAAAACATGGCTTGGTATAATACTATTTTTGGAGCAAAACCTGTTGAAGTTGAGGAGAAGTTAAACCCTGCACAATTTCATATGGGTGGAACTACTGCTGCATCCCATGAGCCTAGCTTTAGCTATGAGAAGGCATATGAAGACTTAGAAATCGTTAATCGCGGCGTAAATATGATCGTTGATGACGTAGCTGAGATTCATACTTTAGTGTCAAGAGAGAATGCGTTTCGAGGCGTTGTTCCTGGAGTTAAAGCAAGTAAAGTAGAGATATTGCTTAATAAGTCTCCTAATCCGTACCAAGATATTAACAGCTTTAAACGTAACTTGATTACTGATTTTTTAATTGACGGAAACATATTTATGTACTTTGATGGAGCACACCTCTATCACTTACCAGCTACAGACGTAACTATCCATTCTAGTAAAGATACTTATATTGAAAGATTTACTATGCATGACCAAACGTTCTATCCTAGTGAAATCATTCATATTAAAGAAAATTCTTTCCACTCTATCTATCGTGGAGTACCACGTTTAAAGCCTGCACTCCGTACTATGATTCTTATGAAGTCTATGAGAAACTTTCAAGATAACTTCTTCAAGAACGGAGCAGTACCAGGTTTAGTACTAAAGTCCCCAAATACACTTTCTG